ATGACACAACCACGTCATACAATCTGCTGAATCTGAATGTTCTTGGAAGCGCACGATTCGTTGTTGCTTCTAATGGTGTCTGCACTTGGTCGAACGTAGGCGGAGTCGCTGGCACCGCCATGACCCTGAACTCCACGGGGCTGGGCGTGGGGATTGCTCCTGATTCTGCTAAATCGACACGTTTGTCTGTTTATCAGACCGGTGATTTGACCGATGAAACCGCTCCGCTGAGTGTTGGAAACACTGCTGCTGGCGGTATGCGGTTGTATGCCGGTGTAAACAACACCAACGAGTACGTTTACATCGGATCGGTGAAGAGCGGAACTGGTTACCGCTCGATGATTCTCCAGCCCAACGGCGGCAACGTCGGCGTGGGGGTTACGCCGAGTGCGAGATTCCACTCTAAAGCCGGAGCGGTTACTCTTGGTGGAATCATCGAAACGGGTGGTGCCAATGCGCTTCTGTCATTCGCTGACTCCGCGACTAGCAGTTACACTCGTGTCCAGATTGGATCTAGCGGAAACAATTTGGTTGGATTAATAAACGGCACCCAAGCGATGACGCTCGACGCGAGCGGGAATCTGTTGGTGGCAAAGACCGCTAATACCCTAAGTGCTATTGGAGGTGTTCTCCAAGCCAACGGAGTTATTGTTTCAACCCTTGCTGGATCTACCAACTCAACCGACACGCTTGACGTTTATTCTAACGGAGCCGCTGCTTACCGATTTTATGTCGGTATGGGAGGAACCGTCTACGCCACCAACACGACCATCTCGGCAATCTCTGATGCTCGACTGAAGGAAAATGTGCAGGATATTGATGCTGGCCTCGGTGCGATTCTCGCACTTAAGCCGCGCAAGTTCGACTGGAAGGCAGGTAAGGGTAAGGACATCAAAGGCGACAGGGGTTTCATCGCTCAGGAGTTTGAGCAGGTGTTCCCTGATTTGATCGATACTTGGAAAGATCCTGCCCCCGAAGGCGAAGCTCCCTACAAGTCCGTTCGCCAAGACCTCATTCCTGTGTTGGTGAAAGCCATTCAGGAACTGGCCGCTGAAGTCAACGCTCTGAAGAACGCCTAATATGAACATCTCTTGGATCATCGAACGCCTTCTCGTTAAGCCGACCGAAGGCAGTCTCACGGACGTTGTGATTACCGCCGACTGGCGTTGCAACGGCACCGACGGAACGTACAGCGGCACCTGCTACGGCAGCGCGTCGTTCGCGCCTCCTACGGAGAACTTTACGCCGTATCCCGATCTGACCGAGCAGCAGGTCCTCGGCTGGTGCTATGCCAATGGCGTCAACAAGACCGCCATCGAAGCGAACGTGTCCGCGCAGATCGAGAACCAGATCAACCCTCCGGTCATCGCTCCGCCGCTGCCGTGGTTGCCGCCGGTTCCTCCCGCTCCCGAGCCGGAAATCGTTGCACCCGCTGATCCCGTGATCGATGCTCCCGCCGCATGATCAAGATCGAACTCACTCAGGAGCAGGCCAATAGCCTCCTCCAGCTCATCGACGTAGCGGTTAAGGCCGGTGGCGTGGCCAACGCCCGTGCCGCCCTCCCGCTCGTCGATCTCATCATCAACGCTGCACAACCCAAGCCCGAATGAAAAACTGGAAAACCACCGCCGGCGGCGTGGCCGTGCTGCTCGCCGCTCTCTCCGTCGCCATCAAACAGGCCATCGCCGGTGACATGGGCGGTGCCATCGCCGCCGCTGTCGGCGGTGCCGGTGCCATGTTCACCGCGCTCAAGGCCCAGGACGCTTCAAACACCGACAAGTGATGAAAGAGACTCTCCGCGATTTAGGAATCAACATTGGTTTGCTGGTTGCCGGTTTCGCGGGGAGTCTTGTCCTTGTCAAACAGGACGGACACAAAAGTTGGTTCGGAACCATCACCAGCCTTGTTGCTGGTACGTTGTCCGCCAACTATCTCACGCCCGTAGCCATCACTGCCACGGGGCTTGAAAATTCAAGCTCGCAATACGCGATTGCCTTCCTTCTCGGTTTCTTGGGATTGCGAGGGGTCGAGTATGTGATGGGCAAACTCGGTTTTGGTCCTAAATGAACCCACTGACCATCGTCAACGCCGTCGCCAGCGGAATCCTCACCGCTGGCGTTTCTGCTTTCATGATCATGCTCTATCGCTCCGACGGAGTGGTCAGACGCTGGCCAATGACAGGAAGCCTACTGCTCCGAATCTCACTCTCATTCACAGCCTCCGGAGCACTATTCAACTGCCTCACCCTGTCCACTCCTCCAATCAGCGAGATCATCCTCAACTGCGGACTCGCCGGTGTCTTCGCTTGGGCCGCTGTGTTTCACGCTAAACTCCTCAAACATGGATCCAATTCTCAGCATCGCCCAGGGCGTGATGAACGCGACCCTGAACAAGATCGTTGATCAGAAAGACCAAACCCTTGAAGACGGACAGAAAGACAATCGCTTGCGCGATGACCTATTGGCTCGCGCTGATGCTGCCGGGTTGCACCCCGACAAGAGTAGTGATGGTCCCTCCAGGACAACCCGTCAGACTGGCTGAATCAGTCAAAGCCCGCGTGTGGGCTAAAGATGCCAGCGGGAACACCGTCAAAAGCCGAAACCGCGTGACAATCAGCGAAGGTTGGTACGCACTACCCCCAAGAGAATAGTATGGGAACCCCACTCACAGGCAGTACCGTCGCCAGCACATACACTGGCCTACTGAAGACCACCGACAACGCCACTCTCACATCAACCCTGAAGAGCCTCTGCGACGGTGGCGGAACCGATTCGGCACTTCAGGTCTCCACCACGGCAGTCAATTCCATCGGCGATTTCAGCGTTGCCACCAACAAGCTCACGGTCGCATCGGCCAGCGGCAACACCGCCATTGCGGGCACCCTCACCGTCACCGGTGCCACCTCGCTCAGCTCGCTCATCACCAGCGGCAACGCCACGATCGGCGGAACGCTCGGTATCAGCGGTGGCCTCACGATCCCCGGCACCTTGTCGGTCACAGGAATTTCCACGCTCACCGGCGCGGTCGGCATGGGCAGCACCCTCAATGTCACGGGACTCTCCACGTTGGCCAGCCTTGGTGTCACCGGCGCTGCTACCATCGGAACCACGCTCGGCGTCACCGGACTCTCGACTCTCGGAAGTCTCTCGGTCACCGGCGCTTCCACGCTCGACAGCCTCGGGGTCACCAATGCTGCCACCATTGGCACCACCTTGGGCGTGACCGGACTTTCCACACTCGGAAGTCTGTCGGTGACCGGGGCCGCCACGGTTGGAACCACTCTCGGTGTGACCGGAGCTACCACGCTCGGGGATCTTTCCACCACCGGAAACACCACTCTGGGCAATGCCGGGACCGATACCCTGGCGATCAATTCGGATGCCATCACGGTCCCGAACCTTTCCACTGTCACGGTCGATCTCAGCAACGACAAGGTGCTGATCACCGACGCCAACGACTCCAGCAAGGTCAAGTTGGTGGCCGCAAGTGCGCTTGGCATTACATCTTCAAATGCACCTCAGTGTGTTCAACAGGTTTATCGTGATGTTACAACCGCATACCAATCCTCAAGCACAAACAATGGCGAAGAAATCACTCAGTTGACCGCTACAATCACGCCAAGAAGCACATCTTCAAACGTGTTGGTGACGCTGATGATCAACTACGGTGCCACTCCGTTAACCTCTCAATACGGGGCATTTAGGATCACTCGAAATGGAAACGAAATAGGATCCAACAACAGCTCGTCTCGAGGCGCAAATGATCTCCGAGGAATAGAGCAATGCGTTTTCGCTGACAATCAGGGTCAAAACATAATGAACTGCGTCAAGATTCAGTTCTTAGACAGCCCTTCATCTTCTTCAGCGGTAACTTACAAGGTCCATTTGTACGGATTGGGGGTCGGTGGAAACCATGCAGTTATATACATCAACCAGAGCTACAATGATGCCGTTGGTGGAAACTCGCTTGGTATAAATGCCAACGCCCGAGCTTCTTCTTCGATGATCCTTCAGGAATACTTCGCATGAAACCCTCCGAAGTAGCCCAAGCGGCTTGCGACAAGCTCTCGTTCACGGACTCGGCCACGCTCGCGTTGGCCAAGAAGTTCTGCATCCGCCGCTACTCGATGATCTGGGACTCGTGCCTCTGGAACGATACCCTCGGCGTCGTTTCCACATCGGTCACCAACGGCCAAGAACTGGTCACCATCTCGCAGTACGTCACCGCGATGTACGCCTCCGGGACAGGCTACAACATGTTCCTCGACTTCCCGGTCGCCTCCCGCTTCACCATCACCGGCGACACCGACGGAATCGAAGTTCCCGCCGCCGAGTGGGTCTCGTTCTTCCAGCTCGATCCCAATACGTGGAACAACGTGGACAGCCGCAAGTCCACCCCCGGCAACTTCGTCAACTGGGCTCGCGTTCTAGGCGTCTCCTACGGAGAGGCCGGTGTCCCGCAGATCAAGCTCATCCCGACTCCAAACACCGACGGCACCCTGTTCATCCTGGGCAAGAAGCAGTCGCAGATGCGCCAGTTCGGTGAGGCGACAACCATCTCCAACGACACCAACTTCGAGCTTCGCGGTGTTGAGAATGCGCTGATGGCCTACACTGAAGGCGATCTCCTCGAATACTCACGCCAGTACGGCAAGGCGCAGGCCAAGTTCCAAGAGGGCGCTGCTCAGGTCTCCATTATGAAGGACATGGAGCGTGGCCAACAGCAGCAGATCAGCCGCATCATCCCGGATAGCCTCTACGATTACACGTTCCAGGACATCCTCTAATGCCCTTCCAATCCACAGACGCGCTCGATGACCAGTTGCTTCTGGATGGAAGCAATGGTTTCTCCACCGGTGTCATCTCCGCCACCCGTCCCGATGCCATTCCTGCCACGAGCATGGAAGAGGCCATCAACATGGACTATGACGACTTCGGCAATCTCGTCACTCGTCTCGGGACCATCTCGCTGGCCGGTAATTCCGAATCGCGCAACTGGGAAGACATCATCACCAACTGGGAGTCCACAACTTCCAACTTTGCCAGTAACCTGCCCACCAACTCGCAGGTCTTCTCTGGGTTCTACTTCGATACCGCCGCGTCCGAGCGCCTTGTCATCGCTGTCCTTGACCGCAACACCGGAGTCAAAAGCCTCTACTACGGCTCTCCTGGTGTTTCGTACAACTCGATCTCCAGCTCGACGATCGATGCGTCGGCCAACTTCGTCTACTTCGCTCAGCTCAACGACAAGCTGTTCTACGCCGACGGGTATAGCGCACTGCGTTATATCACCAGCGCCAACGCCAACTCGGCCATCACCGCTGGCAAGATCAGCCGCATCGATGTCATCAATCAGGGGTCGAATCTGTCGAACGTCCCAACGGTGACCATCTCGGCTCCGCCCAGCGGTGTTACCGCTACGGCCACAGCCATCTGCGGTCTCGATGGCAACGTACTGTCCATTCGCATCGACAACCCCGGCAGCGGTTACACTACGGCTCCGAGCGTCAGCATCAGCGGCGGCGGCGGCGCTCACGCGATCGCATTCGTATCTCTCGCAGCTCCCGCCAAGCCGCTCTACCTCACCACACATACCAACCGCCTGTGGGCGGTGTCCGCAGACACCTCGGTCCAACCCGATACCCTCTACTTCTCGGATCTGCTCGACGGCGAATCATGGGATCCGCTCGGCTCCATACGCGTCGGCGGCGACGGTGATCCCATACGTGGGCTCTACTCGTGGTTCGGGTACAAGCTGCTCGTATTCAAGGAACGCTCAATCTGGAGCGTGGATGCCGATCCTACGCAGGATCCTGCCGATTGGGTCATCTCACTGGTCTCCGGCAACATCGGATGCTCCTCGCACCGGTCCATCGCCGCTGTCGGTGCCGATGTCTTCTTCCTGTCCCGCGACGGCATCCGCTCGATGGCGCAGATCCAAGCGGGCACCCAGACCAGCGTCGGCCTCGCGCTCAGCAGCCCGATCAACGACCTGATCAGCCGCATCGACAAGACCAAGCTCCAGTACTGCGACGGCACCTTCTGGAACAACCGCTATCTCCTGGCCGTTCCGTTCGTCACTGAGGGACCATTCTCCATCGGATTGGAAAGCGAGGAGGCGCTTCTGCTCGAATCAGGTTCGTCAATCGAACTCGAAGGAACCTTCAACCAGAACAACGCGGTCATCGTCTACCACTCATTGGCCCGCTCGTGGCTCGGCTACTGGGACAACTGGCAGGTCAACGACTTCATCCCCACCGCGTTCTCCAACTTCGGCCCCGTGCTCATGTTCGCCGGGGACATCATCTCGCTCAGCGACGGCGCGGGCCAAGTCTGGTCGTTCAATGACTACCTGCCCAACACCCGACTGGATCCGGTCTCAAGCTCGGCCTACCTCGACGGTGGTTCGCAGTACCAATCCAGCGTCATCACCAAGGCGTACAACCTCGGCGAACCGATCCCGGACAAGATCGGCTACAGCATCCAAGTCGCCTTCGACAACCCGTACTCCACTCTCAACGTCGGTGCCGCGCTGTCCTACGCCACCAATATGAGCGGCACGTTCACCAGCATCGATCCAGCCATCAGCATTCCTAATGCTCAGAAGTACCTGAGCGCATACAACCTCATCAGTCGTGGACGCTGGAACAGCATCCAGTTCAAGATCAACACGACCGCCGGAAGCCGGTTGAGCCTCCAGTCCACCATCCTGTCTGGATTCGTTGATTCTGTGCGGCCACAGCAATGACGCCGCATCCCACCATCATCGCCGCTGCCAAGCTGCTGAAGGAGAAGTGGCCCACTTGTTCCACGTGGAACAATGACCAGATCCTCAACTGGATCGGCATCTTCAACTCCAAGAAGCAGATCGGGATAGTGCAGGATGAGAATGGCGAATGCTGTGGAGTAGGAGCGGTTAGGTTCCTGCACTCGGTTGATGAAGCGGAGGATCTCTACGCGAATCATCCCGATGGTCACATCGCATGGATCGAGATGGTGGCGACAACGAAGCCGCTGGCGGTTCAAACCCTATGGTTGGC